AGTACCTCTCTTTCTTTTTTGTTTACGCTGTGGCTCTCGATGCCTGGATCAGTAATTCAGCGACGGAACCCTTCTTCGCCGGTGGCTTCACCTCGGCATCGCGCAGAGGTTCGGCAATCGGGGGGGCGTCATCGGGCGCACCGGCATCACGCAGGTCGTCCGAGTAGCCCTTTACGAGGATGGTCTTCGCCACCTTACGGCTGCATCCGGCATCGCGCAGGATGCGTTCGATCTCTTTCGCGGACGGGATTTCCTTCTTCCCGTTGATCGACTGTGGGACGTGCTTGAACCCGGCCTTCGCCATCGCGGGGATGAACTTCGCGCAGGCGGCCATGTCCATCTCTTCGGATATCTCGTCGATGAATCCGTACTCCAGCGCCTCATCCGCCGTCATCCACGTCTCGGCGTCGAGCATCGCCTTGATGTCCGCTTCCGACTGCCCGGTCTTGGAGACGTAAGTTCCGACCATTGTCCCGGCGATCTTGTCGAGCACGTCCGCGAGGGACCGCATGTCGTTCGCGGTACCCATCGCAAGTCCGGTCGGGTTGTGGACCATGTAGAGCGCGTTCGCGGCCATGATGACCTTGTCGCCGGCCAGCGCGATCACGGATGCGATGGATGCTGCGAGACCGTCTATGTAGGTCGTGACGGTCGCCGGGTGCTGCTTGATGAGATTGTAGATCGTAACCCCATCGAACACGACACCGCCGGGAGAATTGATATGGAGGTCGATCTGCGACGCCTTTATCCCTGAGAGTTCTTTCTGGAAACTCTTCGCGGTGACCCCGCCGCCGGTCCAGAAGTCCTCGCCGATCATTTCGTAGATCCATATCTCAGCTTTGTCGGCCTTCGCGTTGATCGTATACCATTTCATTTTTTCATCCTCCTGGCAGCGTGTCGTCTTCGTTAGGCGTTGGCAATGCTTTCGGTGCAGCCGCAGGCTCTGGCAGCTTCCCGGCATTTTCCAGACTCGTCATATTCAGCGGAACGAGGTGTATATCTCCGCCCTCGACCGGGTCCTTGTCCTCGTATGCGCGGATTTCGTTTACGCTCAACGCGCCGACGCCGAACATCTTCGTATAGAACTCGCCTCGCGCCGCCGTATCCGCTCGGAGGATGCCTTCCGCATTATGCTTCCAATACAGCCGCCCGCGCCCGGAATATTCCTTGTCGCTCGGTGAAAGTAATTGCTGGTTGAAACATTGTTCCAACCGCACGAGCCACGGAAGGATCGTATCGCCGTAGAACGACTGTTGCTCCGACTCGATATTCGAGAAGGAACTTTTCGTAAGATCCTTCAGTTTATGCGGAGGGACATTGAACCACCGCGCCACCTCCGGGATCTGAAACTGCCGCGATTCAAGAAACTGCGAATCATTCGGCGGGATCCCCAACTTCACCAACGTCATCCCTTCTTCGAGAAGCAGGAGCCGGTGAGATTTTCCGAGGCCGGAGTACCCTTCCGTGAGCGAAGTCTTTAAGTGACTATTTGCCGCATCCGACAACTTCCCCGGATGCGATACCACTACTCCCGGATGCGTCCCCTGACCAAAGTACAACGCACCGAACGTCTCCAACGCCATCCCGAGACCGATGGACTTCCGGGCCATCGATATAACGGAGTACCCAACGAACCCGTCGAACCCCAAGCCAGGAACATGAAGCACTCGCTCGCGGGGGAAGTAGATGTCCTTACTCCCTACGCGGATGCGGTATACCAACTCTCCGCCCTTCATCTCGGGGCGACATCGATCCGGGGAGATCGGCCACAACTCCATCAATTCCCCGTACCCGTTGAATACCTTCTCCGCGTAACCGTTGCCCCACGCCAGTGCGTGAGCAACCAGGCATTCCCTTCCGGCCATCGCCGTCATGTACGGGTTGTACTCATCGTGGAGAACGCGGTACATGCGGCGGTCATCGGCGATGCGCTTCTTCTCCCCCTTGCGCTGCATCAGGTGGCAGGGCAACGCGCCGATCGTTCCGGAGATCAATGTGATCGCGTTGAATACTGCGCTATAGGTTAAAGCCGTATGTTCGGTGACAATCTCCCCGGATATGGATTGCGACCCGTACAGATTCCACAGAGATTTATCCCACGCCTTCTCGTCGGTAATTGCGAGCGCCCTTATCTTCCCGATGATCCCCATCAACCCTTACCCCGCCCGATGAAGATGCCGATCGCCAAGATAATCGCGCCGCAGACTGTGAAGGCGATCCACGGTCGCAAGAGATAGAGACCGTAACCCATGATACCGAGGCCGCCAAAGACGAAACAATCACGGAGGTCGATGGCCTTCCGTACGGCGGAGGAAATATCAACAACGGCCTTGACGACGGCGGACTTTATCTTCTCGAATCGGCCCAAATCAGCCCCCTGTCCCGAAGGTAAGGACACCACGGGACTCGTAGACGCTCGTAGTATCCGCATGACGAACCGCTCGATCCAACGCCATCAGCATTGCGATCACTCCGTCGATTTTCTCCCGGCTTTTTTCCTTGTCGGGTTTTGCGTTGGCATTCGAATCGATTCTCATCACTACGTTGCTCATCATCCACGCCAATACCGGGTTTCCGCCATGTGCGATGCCTTGCTTTAATACCAGCCGTTCCATTTCCGCCGATGCCGCTCCGAAAGACAAAGGCCCCTGCCGGAAAGGAATGACTACGATCCCCTCCGCCTCGATCCGTTGCGTGATTTCCGTGGCTTTGAACGGGTCATATGCCAATTCCTGCAATGAATATATCGTCGCATCCGCCAATATCTGCGCGTAGATGAAATCATAATCGATGACGTTGCCGGGAGTGGCGGTCACCCACCCCTGTCGCACCCAAAGATCGTATGGGACGCGATCCCTGCGAACTCGTTGCGCGATGTTGTCCTGCGGGATGAAGAATCGACATAACGCCTGATATTTATCTCCCTCGACTTCGGGAGGAAATATATGCACGAAAGCGGATACGTCGATGGTCGACGAAAGATCAAGTCCGGTGTAACATTTTTTCCCTGGCAACCCCTCCGGGTCCACGGGAAACGAACATGCGTTCCATTTTTCCGTCGATAGCCAGCGTGTTTCGCTCTCCGTCCACAGGTTCATGTGCAACCGCATGAACACGTTCTGCTTCGTCGGGACTTCTTTCGCTTGTTCACATTTTCGAATAAGGTCGTCCGCTTTTACGCTGATGCCGAGATTCGGGTTCGCCTTGATCCAATTCTTGTCGTCCATCCAATCATCTTCTTCGTCGAGCGAATAAATCACCCCGAAATATGTCTCGTCGTGGATCAGTCCGTCGAGAATCTTTTCCAGGTATTCGTGTTGTTCCCAACAAACCGTTTTCCTGTCGAACCCCGCCGTGGTGATGGCGACTTGCATCGGCTGTCTTCTGGACCCGGACGCCGTTTCGAGGATGTCCCACACTTTGCGGGATTTATGTGCATGGAGTTCGTCGATGATCGCCGCGTGAGGATTCAACCCGTCGAGCGTATCCTCATCCGCGCCGAGCGGTTCGAATTTGCAAGCGGTGTTTTCCACGACCATCGACATACGGTACAAATCGATTTTCTTTTTCAGCGTCGGCGATCGTTGTACCATTCGGCGGGATTCGCTCCATACGATCTGCGCCTGGTCCCGCTTCGTCGCGGCGCAGTAGACTTCCGCTCCCGGTTCGCCGTCGTATGCGAAAAGATAAAGCCCGATCCCGGCGAAGAAGGTGGACTTGCCATTCTTCCTCCCGACTTCGATGTACCCCGTGCGGAATCGACGAAGATCGGTCGCCTGCATCTTCCATCCGAACATATTCCAAAGAACGAATTCCTGCCACGGTTCCAATTTGAATATCTGCCCCGCCCACTCGCCTTTACTGTGCTTCAGGAGGGAAAAGAATTTGATGACTCGATCCGCCGCTTTTTCGTCGAAATAAATGCCAAGTTCGTCCTGTCGTTCGATATCGAAAAAATATCTCTCGCAAGCCTTCCTGACCCATTTCGAGGCGATGATGTCCCCATAGATGACTGATTCGGCGTATCGCTCCGCCGGGGGTCTTTCCAATGTTTCAGAATTCACTCGTTCCATCCGGCAATGGAGTTACATCTACTCGCGACCTCGATGACGGGGTCATGCCGAACTCGATCAACCATTTTCGCATTTCGCAACTCGCTCTGTTCGCCACGCACAGATACGGAGACTGTATGAACTGCCCGTTCTTCGTTTTCCCGATCGTCCCGTGCGCCCGCAGTTTGTCGTTGGCGTCCGCCCATCGCTCGTATTCGATGCAGTAGGCGGCCAGTGCGGTCCCGTCGATCGCCGTGAGCAATTTCAATTTGTGAAGTTTTTTTGATATCCGTTTCCACTCCGCCAACGCTTCCCCTTGAACATGAGGCGGCGGCCTGGGAATTCTGGCCGTCGGGGACGCTTCCTCTTTCGGCAGCCGGGAAACATTGTCGGTGCCTCGAAGTATCTTCAACACCGTCGGCAACGGGTGTCTTCCAACAGGCATGTTTTAAACCCCCCTATGTTCAATTTGAAATCGCGTGAGGACGGG